CAAGTCCTTCAGGTGTTGCTGTTTATGCTGATAGTCAAACCCCTACTGTTGATGAAGATGATCGAGAGGGTTGGCTTTTTAAAAAGGCTGGTTCAGATACTGCTAAATTCAATTATTATTTTTATGGAAAAGGTTCATATCCTTTTTCTTTATCTAGTCTTAAAAATGTTAATGTAACTTGTTCTATTGATAGATACGATGATAGTGCTAGTCTTCCTTTCATTGTTGTTTATACTAAAATGACTGGAGTAGGAGATAGTGGAACATGGTATAAATCGAAAATCGCTTATACTTTAACATCAAGTGATAAAATTATTACTGGTGAATTAGTAAATTTATATTGTTTAGAAAATCCTAATTTAAATAATGGATTAAGAGATATTCAATTAACGAATCTAGTTACTACTGGAACTGCAGACCCTTCTGAAGAAATACTAACTATATCAGTTCAAAGTGATTCAGGTTCTTTAATAAATTCAAAAATATTAGTTTCTAATGTTGGATACAATTTGAACGATGAAATTAAAAGGAATATTAAATTAATTGTGTAATAAACAATTTTATTTTTTTTGTTGTTTTTTTCTTAAAAAAAATATATTTAGAATTAATATATTAATTATGACAATTATTTACAAATTTCAATATAATCAAGATATTTATATTGGTTCAACCAATAAGACATTAAAACAAAGAGCAATGGAACATAGAGACTGTTTACATAGACAAGGGAGAATACATACTGATTTTTATAAATACTGTTTAGAAAATCAACTAGAAGATATTTCAAATAAAGAAATCTTTTTTAATTGTTTTTCTGTTTTAGAAGAAACAAATACTGAATTAGATTTTTATGGAAGAACATTTATAGAACAAAGATATATGGATGAATTAACACCTAATTTAAATATGCGAAAAGCATTTCTAACAAGAAATTAAATAACACAAAATAATATATTAGTATTACATATATTTAGAAATGGAAAACTTAGATGAGTATATGGATGATTTAACTATTTTACCTGTTAAACCAAGAGAAGTAGTAAATACAGTTAAACTACATCCTTCTTTACCTGATATAAATAAAGGTTGTTGTATCGTTGATGTCGCTAAACCAAGAAGTGGAAAAACAAATAGATTAGTTAATTATTTACAAAATCCTAATTTTTATCAAGGTAAATTTGATGCTGTATATATCTATTCTTCTACAATGAGTAATGGAGATGATACCGCAAGATTTTTATATGATGAATATGGAGATACAATATATTCAGAATATTCTGATAGTCATTTACAAGGTATAATAGATTATCAAGATTCAATTCCAAAAGTAACTAGACCAAGAATCGCTTTGATATTTGATGACTTTATTAGTTTTACCAATATTAAAAGAAATTCTTTAATGTTTAAAATTGCTTCTAGTTACAGACATCATAACATAATGTTATTATTATACAATACTCAGCAAATGAAGTATTTGCCTCCGATTGTGAGAGCATGTGCTAATTATGTTATTCTTTCTCAAAATAGTAATCTTAAACAAGTAGAACAATTTTCAGAAGAATACGGTAATGTATACGGAGTAGAAAAGTTCAAAGAGATATACGCAGAAGCAACTTCTATACCATACGGGTTTTTATACTTAGACTTATATGGATTTACTGGAAACAATAATAAACCAAAAGCGTATCAAAACTTTACTAAATTATTATATGAAGCACCTATTAGTTATAATAAAACACTTAATCCTAAAATTTCAAAAAATAAAAAAAATCAACTTGAAACAATTTCAGAAGAAGATTCTGATTCCGAATAATTATTTAATTTAAATAATTTTATCTAGTAATAATTATTTACAAAATGGATAAATTAATTAATTTGAAAAAGGAAATATATGAATTAAAGGAAGAGAATAAAGAATTAAAACAAAAGTTATTTAGAAAGAAATGTTTACTAGATGAAATATTAAGTTTCTTTTCTGAATATATGGATACATTAAATAATACAGAATATATTGAAATATTATATGATAGAATAACTGAAGTTAATTTAGATTAATTAAATTTAATTTATTAGAAATATTATCTTATTAGTAATTATAATTTATTTATAATGTCTGAGTGGATCGATCATGTTAAAAAAGTTGCGAAACAGAAAGGTATTTCGTATAAAGAAGCGATGAAAGTTGCTAAGTCTACCTATAAACCAAAAGGAAAGAAAGTTGAAAAGAAAGATGATAAAAAGAAAAAAGGTAAAAAGGAAATGAAAGAAATGGAAGAAAAGAAATAAATTAACTATTAATTAAATCATAATTTAGAATTGCTATTTCATTATTTTTTTCATCTAGTTGTCTTTTTAAAAGCATATTATCTTTAATAACATCTTTTAAGTGTTCTTCTAATCCTCTTCTTACAGCATTAGTTAATTGAACTTCTCTAAATTTTTCTTCATAAGTCATTAAATCCGGAAATATAAATTGTGTAATATATGAATTACTAAATGAGTTTTTAATGTATTCTTGTATTCTTTCAAAACTAGATTCAGTTGAATGAGGCATTTTTATTAATATATATTAACTAGATAATTTATTTTTAAATTATTCAAAATTAATCAGATTGTTAAATTATTTTTTTAAAATTTTTTTCTTTTTAGTATTTATAAAAATAAAAATGTTTAAAGTTGATGGATCAAATGTTTATGTTCCTTCTAAGTCTGTTGCTATTAAACCTGATGTAGTTTCTGATGTTGTTGGTGAAGACCAAATCCGTTTTCATCTTCCTTCTTATTTAGGTTTTATTGATGTTAATCAGACTTATATTAAATATAATCTCACTATTGAAAACGCTAGAGGGTTTTTAGTTCCTGATAAAAATTGTGGCGGACATGCACTTTTTAGAAATGTTGAATTAAGAGATGGTAACAATAAAGCACAGTTAGAACTGTGTGAAGATTACAATGCTAACTATTCTCTACTTTCAAATTTTACAAAGCAAAATACTGTCTCTCATAAAAGAGAATTGTTTAATGGTGTAGTTTCCAAAGGTGGCGAGCGTGCTATGGATAGTATCCTATACTATGGTGCACCCGCACAACACGGAGGGACTGTTGTTGCTCCTACTGGTTTATCTAAAACTGTATTAACTCCTAAATTACAGTTTGGATTAAATACTGGTGTTTTTAAACAAGGACAAGCACTGCCTCTTGGAGCGATGAATGGTATGAGAATTACTATTGATACTGAAGACCCTCTCCGTGCCTTACAGTATTTAGAAGATGAAGTTAAAAGTAGTTCTAATCGATTATCTTTTTTTCAAAATAGGATTTTAGTTCACGACGACGGGGCTGCCGGTAACATTAAAGCAATTGGTGATGATGCTCGTGCTGATGATGCTGATTTAACTACAACAATTTTTAGTATTGAAACAACTCATTCTGACCGTCTTCTTATTCCTTTTGATGTTAATGATATTCTTTATATTTCTAATCAAGGTGGAACTACCACAAATGAAGAAGAACTAGGGACTATTGTAGGGTTTAACACTGCCGGGGCGACTGGTGGGGGTCGTGTTGCTATTAGTTACATTCCGAATAGGAATAGAACAGTAGGACTGGCGGCCAATCATACTAGTGCTGATTCTCAATTATATATTAAAATTGCTGATAGACAAGTCGCTCACAGTGGTAGAATTGGTGTTGCTGATGTTGGTAGTAACACTGGGACTTTTAATATTCTTGCTCCATCTTATAGAATGTCTGAAATTGAAATGATAGTAGAACAAATAACGCCTCCGGTTCAATACGTTCAAGCAATGATGAAAGCGGTGATGGGTGAAACTGGAGTTCAAATGGATATTCTAAGTTATGACTTATTTAGACATAATCAAAATAACGTTGTTGGTCTACAGCAGATTCTAATTCCTACTCGAATGACTAGAGCAAAATCTTTATTCTCACAACCTTTATCTGTGTCTTCTTTTAGAAGTCTAGCAAGTTCTTCTTTCCAAGGTATCGCTGATAGTGCTAGGAATTATGAATGGATACATGGGACTAATCATTACCCTACTCGTCTTGCTCCTTTAGAAAGATATTCGCAAGTTATTAATTTCAATAATAGATTTAAAACTGAGGCTCTTCACTGTTCTGAGTTACAAAAAGCAATTAACAATGTAGACGAAAAGGTTCTTAGTCTTCAGAGAATTCCGGAACACTTTAGTATCGCAAGAGGTTTAACTAAATACGGTCAAGTAATGGATTTAAGCAAACAAACTCTATCTCTTCGTGTTGATTATGCTAATAGTGCAACAGTTCAAAAACTATTTAACAATTATGTTTATGGTATGAAAAGAATTATAATTAATAAAGATGGTGTTTTAGTTGTTTCTTAAAAAAGTTTTTAGTATTAGTTTTATTTTTTAATTTATTAATTTTTTTATTAAAAATATATTTATAATTAATATATTTATAAATATTATACTATTATGTCTTCCTTTAACGTTATCGATGTAGAGAAATTCGAAGTTCTTCCTAACAATCAACCTAATAACAATACCTATTCTTTTAGAGGTGGTAATCCTATTATTTCTATAAGTGTTCCAAGTCAAGCAAAACTACTTCGTCCTTCTAGTGTTAGAATCAACGGTCGCCTCCGTATTAATACTGCTATTGGTGGTTTAGTCGACCCAAATGATTTAAAAGGTGCCGGAGCGGTGGATGTTAAAATGAATAGTAGAGTTGGAATTAATGGATTTATACAAAATGTTAATATTAGTTCTGAAGCAACTAATCAGACTTTAGAATCAGTTAGACAATATGGAAGACTTGTTAATCATATTCTTTCTAATACTAGTAGTCCTGATGATTTCGCTAGTAATAAATCAGTTACATCTCTTATGACTGCTAGAAGTGATTCTACTGCTAATCTTGGATGTAATGATGTTGATTTTAGTATTCCTCTTTATTGTGGTATGTTCCAAGGGGGTAATCCAATACCGCTTTCAAGTAATGGAGTAAACGGTTTAGTTATTAACTTAGAATTAGCATCTGATAATCAAGCGTTATTCGGTGCTAACGCTGGAGACGGTGCCGGTGCCTTTTATGAAATTAGTAATGTTAGTTTAAGTGGAGATTACTTAATTCCTGATGAAAAAGGTATGGCTCAGTTATCCGTGCCTGGGTCGGGTGCCTTTCAGTATAATAGTTATTCTTCTTTATACTCTGTTATTAATTCTAGTGATGCTACTCAGACTTACAATTTAGCAAATAGTAATGTTTTAAGTATTATTCATTCTTTCCTTCCTGTGTCTCACAGTAATAATTACGCTCAAGATTCTTTCGCTAACGGTGAATTACTTAATACAGACGGTGCCGGTGCCTACAATCAGGCGGTTACATTAAATAAAGTGTCTTTTAGTCGTGCTGGTATGAAACTCGCTTTAGACTATGAACTTGATATGGAAACTCAATCTCTTCAGTCTAGACCTGAAACACAACTTAATATCAATGCTCTTAATGCTTTTAAGGCGTATGCTAAATCAACTAAATTCCTTAACCAACCTCAAATGGATGGATTTGGTGGAAGAGATTTAATTGCTTCTTTAGATAGTGTTGTTGATGGAAGTGCTATTACTGGATTCAACGCTACTTCGGGGCGACAGACCGCTCAAGAAATTGATGTTGGAGTTAGAAACTTTATTGTTGGTTTAGCATTAGATAGAGTTTCTGATGTTGGTATGAACTTTAAGGGTTCAAGTTATTCTACAAGGATTCAATCTACTTTAGATGGTAATTCTCCTAATAGTATATTTTCATATATTCTCTCTAAAAATGTTCTTCAATACAGTCCACAAGGAATTCTTGTTTCTAGTTAAATTTATTTTCTTTTAGTTTTTAGTTTTTTTTATAATTAATTTTTTTTAATTTATTTATTTTTTTATTAAAAATATATTTATAATTAATATATTTATAAATATTATACTATTATGTCTGTTCCCGAGATTCTCAATGTTAAAAATAATGTTCTTCCGACTGTTTCTAATATGGAAATTAAAACAGAAATTTTAGACCCCATTTCATCTAGTGTATCTGAAGTTGTTTTTCAGATTCCTAAAAATGGTATTCTTGATGGAGGTTCCTTTGTCTCTTTAGCAATGACTGTCCCTACCGCTTTAGTTGATGCAAACGGTGAATCAAACGCTTTTCTTCCTATGACTGCTGGTATACATGGTATGATTCGTAGCGTGCAACTTACTATAGGCGGTAAAGTTATTAGTTCGACTGAAGATTACGGACACTATCAGAATATGATGAG